CTTCTTGGAAAGCTTTTAATCAAGTAATCAATGGAGACTTTGATGATTATATACAAATGGATCAGGATAACTTTCCTTATTATTTAATATATGACTTTGGCGACGGAAACCAAGAGACAGTAAAAAATTATACTATCACCAGTGCTGGAGCAAGCGCTAGTTATTTTAATAATACCACTGAGGAAGCTAGCGAAACTCGTTTGAAAACTATTCTTGGTAATGTTTTTGCGCCAACTCATTGGAAGCTTTTTGGGGCAAACTCAGTTCCAGACATAAAAGTCGCTGCTCTGCATGATTCAGACATGATATTACTGCATGAAATGAAGCACTTTTCAAGCATGCCACGTTTAACACCCGTACTAGAGAATGCAAAAGTTTATGACGGAAGTCTGACAGATAATCCAACTAAGCAGGTGACACCTGTAAGAGTTGATGGAGTTAAACACAATACATATGTTTCTGTGCCTGGTCAAGTTAGATTATTCACAGTTCCAGATTTAAAAGTTGCTCCTTATAGATATTATATATTAAAAATATTAGCGGCAGATGGCAATGAAGGAAAAGTCAAAATAGCTGATTTTGGACTGCGCGCAGGAAATGAATCTTACGCAGGATTTATAAATTTAAGACAAGGATTATAATTTAAAATGCCCCAAGAAACACAAACAAACCAATACGAAAATCAAGACAATTTTGAAAAAATAAATACAACTTTGTTAAGTGAAGAGCTTTATTCGCTAGAAGGTTCGACTATTATAGAGTTGTTTGAAATTGATACCGCCAAATACGGTGGACAAATTTATAGATTTCACGCAGGTAGTGTAGTTCAAGGTGATATTGTTTTTTCTTCTCAAACTTATAACGCTTATTCAATTGCTGCTGAAGGTTTTGAGATTAAAGGCGACGGAACTTTACCGCGGCCAAAGCTTGCCCTGGCTAATGTTGACGGTTTTGTTTCTGCAATTATAGCTGGTAAAGATGATTTTGTTGGACTAAAAGTTAAAAGAATAAGGACGTTTTTAAAATATTTAGACGAAGCAAATTTTATAGACAATATAAATCCTTTTGGAACACCCGACGAAACTGTAAAGTTTCCAGATGAAAAATATTTTATTAACAGGAAAATAGCAGAAGACAAAACAATGGTGGAGTTTGAGCTAGCTTCCGAGCTAGAGCTTGAATCTGTAAAATTACCAGCGCGAACAGTTTATGCGAACTATTGTCCATGGATTTATAGAGGAAATGGTTGTCATTATGGTAATACTTCTATGTTTCCTAGATCTTCTTGGGTTTATCCAGAATCTAAAGAAGCTTTTGGCTTACCAATAGCCGACTCTAATAATAACGCTTTTATGGGAAGCAATTATAAGTTTTCAACCGATGGAAACTCTCCTTGGCAAAATCACTTATCAACACCTTTTTCAAACTCTGGCTTTTACGATGCTACAGGCATATATGTTAGTGGTGATTATGTAACAATAAATAGCGCAGAATCTGATGAAGTGCAGTTAGTTTTTGTTGCGAAGCCTACTGGCGTAATGGCCACTAAAGCTGGAGATCCAACATATGATATAACTTACTACAACGTTTCTGGTAAAGATCCAAGATATGATTCTGCAAATTGGGTTCAAGATCAATGTTCTAAAAATTTAAGCGGCTGTTTGTTGAGATTTTCAACAACTACCCACGGATTACCTTACGGCGGTTTTCCAGGGACAGAGCGTTTTACATATGGATAAAAAAATAGAAAAACTATTAATTACCCATGCAAACATTGATAATAAAAAAGAGTGTTGCGGATTTATAGTTTTAGATAATCTGAAACAGTTAATCATTATTCCTTGCGAAAATACATATGAGTTTCCATCCACAGGCTTTAGAATTTGCCCTCATGAATTTTTAAATATAAAAAAAAGATATGAGATTGTTTGCATGTATCATTCTCATCCAATCGGACCAGCTGAATTTTCACAAAAAGATTTAGATCAGGCAGATGAGCTGTGTTTGCCAATTTGCGTTTATAGTATTCAAGAAAATAATTTTAATATTTTCTTTCCTAAAAGTTATGGGGTAAAACCGTTTATTGGTCGAGAATATATTCATCATTTCCAAAATTGTTGGAAACTAATTTACGATTATTATGACTCAAAAAATATGCTAGCAAGTAGAAATTTTAACTTTTACCTTGAACAAAACGCTAATAAAACATTTTCTGAAGATGTTGTATTTAAAATAAAAACTTTTTTTAAAAAAAATAATATTAAAAAACAAGCGACAGTAAATATGACACGCGATGATTTGATAATTTTTCAAAAACAAAGCGGAGTATTTTCCCACTTTGGGGTTTTTTTAGAAAATGACGAGTTTTTACACCATCAAGAAGGACTTTTATCGTCAAAAAACATTATGAATGACGAGTTTTATAAAAAAGTCCATAGCATTTACCGAATAGCTAATAATTAGTGTAACATATGTAACAGGCATAAGGATGAAAATAGTTAATTTACATGGAAAACTGGCAGAAAAATTTGGAGCAAGATGGGAGCTTGAAATAAATTCTATTTCAGAAGCATTAAGAGCAATCAATGCTAATACTGGCGACTTTTTTGACTACTTGTCAGAAAAACAAGAAGAAAATAAAACTTTTTCTTTTATTTTAGAAGATTGCAAGCAAAAAATAGAAACCGTCGAAGAAATACTAACTCCTTTACCAAGAAAATGCACAGAATTTCACATCATGCCAAACGCAGAGGGCGGCATGGCTGAAATAGCTATACCTTTGGCGGTTTCAGTAATCACTGGCGTGATTATGAGAGCTTTGTTTAAGCCGCCTAAGCCTGAAGAAGAAAAACAAAGTAAATCTTTTTTGTTTGGTGGCGCTGAAAATGTCGCAAGTCAAGGAGTAGCCGTACCTTTAGGATATGGAAGATTATTGGTGGGCTCTGTTGTTGTTAGCGCGACAATGAGACATGTTGACAGAAATAACGTAGACTTTCAAAATTCAAACAGTTCTGACATAAGGCAACATGTGACTTACAATAAGTGGCCCAAAAATCTTTCAAGATTTACATCACAAGATAATTCTAGTTCAATGTTAGAGCGTGTTGATCCTAAAGGTGTGTTTTCTTTAGGGGGAGGAGATGATTAACAATGGCTAGTAACGTCGGCGCATTAGCTTTTATGGGTGCGGGTAAAGCAGGTGGTACATACGATATGTACACTTATGTTCCTTATAATTGGAAATCAATAACCGCCATAAGAAAAAGAACTCCCTCCACAACCAGATTTACTAGTGACTCAAAAGATTATTTTGAGTCTGCCAGCTTAGCTCGTACTGTAGATTTAATTTGCGAAGGCCCAATAGACGGATTCGCAGACAAAAGCGGGGAAACAATCAAATTTTTTGGCAACAATAGGGTTTCAAATTTAGATTTTTTAAAATCTATATATTTAAACGACACAGAGGTTGTTAATGAAAGAGATGGCACATTTAACTTTAGAGTTTTTGACGCAGATTTTAGAAGAGGAGAAGAGCTTCAAGCAATTTTGCCAGATAGTTACAGAACTCATGGTAAAACTATCATGTACAATTCGCAGCTTTTTCCAGCTAATAATGGAGAAGCTAAAGAAAAACTAGCTTTAAATGAAAGTTCAGAACTTGTCGCTGAGGAAAATTTACCTAAACAAGATGATGGCACTACTTTAAACAACACAATGATTGCGTTAGAGGTAAGTTACACTGATCCAACTGTTAATAAAACACTTAGCGGTGTGATTGATAAAGTTCACAAGCAAGCTCTTCATAATAAATTTAAAAAACTTGAAAAAAGTTTACATCCTGTTGTTCATACTGTAACTGATCCAAATGTTGAAGTTGTTTCTATAGCGATTAATATTCATGCTCTTTCGCAAACTTTAGTTGGAAAAAGGACTACAAAAACTAAAGGTGACGATATTCATTTTTTAATTTATGCAAACAACGAAGGTGAGCCAAGTATAGACAACCCGCCAATTCTCGAAGTTACTCAAGAAATGGCTGAGTCTTTTAATCCCAGCCATAAATTTGCTGATCATACTGGTAAGCCTGAAGATGATGGCGTAGAAGATACCTTTATATTAAATAATCAAAAATTTAGCACATACAAGCGTTACAACTCAGGAGAGCTAATAGAAAATGATACTGGCGGATACTTTGTGAGAAGAATGCAAGGATTAGCAACTAGTGATTATATTTTTGAAACAATAGTTCATTTACCACCTAACCCGAAAGGGAAAAATAGAATAATAAAAATTGCCAGATTAAACGCGGATGAAGAATTTCGCGGTAAAGGCGATTCTAGAGTTGCTACAAGTTTACATTCGATTACTGAAATTGTTCCTTGTCAATTATATCATCCAAACTCAGCAATTATAGGCACGACTGTTGACTCTAGAGCTTTCGCTTCAATACCAACAAGGAAATATTTACTAAAATTGCTAAAAATGAAAGTACCGTCTAATTATATTCCTGACACAAAAGAATACATAGGAAATTGGAACGGAAAATTTAAAACTAAAGGAACTATAACAACTGCTACTGGAGACGCTTTCAACGGAACGTCATCTAATGCTTATATGGTTAGGTCGCCAATGAGCGTTAGTCAGGACGGCTCCTTGGTTAAAATTAACACTAGCAACAAACGATGGGGAAGCGGAGCATTAAACTATCCT